CAAAAGCCAAACAAAAAGCTAAGAGCGGGTGGGGATAATGGCTACATCAGGAAGTACAGCATTCAATATGCCCTTTACAGACATCGCTGAAGAGGCGTGGGAACGCGCTGGGCGTGAGTTACGGTCTGGGTATGATCTCCAGACTGCACGTCGTTCTATGAATCTGATGACGATTGAGTGGCAGAATCGCGGCATTAACATGTGGACTATCGAGCAAGGGTCATTAGATCTTGTGCAAGGACAGTCTACTTATGCGTTACCTGACGATACGATTGATTTGCTAGAACACTCTATTCGGACGGGTGCAAACAACCAAACCACACAATCTGACCTAACACTGAGTCGGATTAGTATTAGTACGTACTCGTCAATACCAAACAAAATAACACAATCTCGACCCATACAAGTCGTAGTGCACAGGGATAGTGGGCAAACTTACCCGACAGGTCTTACGTTAGCTGCTACCGCATCCAGTACTGATACGACTATTACTCTTAGTGGGGTGGCTGGACTACCTCCTGCGGGGTTTATTAAGTTAGAGAACGAGATCATTAACTACAGTTACATTACTGGTAACGTGTTACAGAACTGCTTCAGAGGCCAGCAGGGCACCACAGCAGCGACACATACTGTGGGTGGTACCGCTATACCGGCGTACTGGGAACAAGTCCCCTCGGTAACTGTATGGCCCGTCCCGGACAATGTTGAAACCTACCAGATTATTTACTGGCGTATGCGACGTGTGCAAGACGCAGGTAACGGTATCGAGACGGCTGATATGAATTTTAGGTTTTTCCCATGTCTAGTAGCAGGGTTAGCCTACCATATTGCTATGAAAGTCCCTGAGTTTATGGATAGAGTACCCATGCTCAAGGCAGCATACGAAGAACAGTTTGAGCTTGCTGCAGGAGAAGATAGGGAAAAAGCCCCGATTAGGTTTGTGCCTCGCGTAGGTAGGATCTAACAATGGGCACGAGGTTTGCTTCTGATAAGAAAGCCATCGCCATGTGCGATGTGTGTGGGTTCCAGTTCAAACTAAAACAATTAAAAAGTTTGGTTGTTAAGGATAGAGAAACGCAAATAAAAGCGTGTCCTGAGTGTTGGAATCCAAGTCAACCACAGCTTAAACTAGGTGAGTTTCCGGTCAATGATCCACAGGCAATACGGAATCCTAGACCAGATAGAAGTTTAGGCGTATCGGGAGTTTATAGTAGTAGAGATATACAGTGGGGTTGGAACCCTGTAGGTGGTGGGAATGACCCATTTGGCTTGACCCCTAACAACTTAGTAGCTACTGGGTCAGTAGGTACAGTTACAGTAACGACTGCATAGGAGTAGTACGATGTATAACCCTAAAAACGTTTTTGGTATGGACGAAGTAAAAGTACATAAAGACAAAGGTGTTAAGGCTTACGGTCCCAAGCCAAGTATGAAAGGCGTTAAAACGTCTGGAATTAAAATGCGCGGTGCTGGTGCTGCGACTAAAGGTTTTATGTGTCGAGGGCCGATGGCTTAAACCATGAATTACACGCAGCTTAAAGCAGACATTCAGGACATTTGTGAAACAAGTTTTACAGATGACCAGCTCGCTTTGTTCACTGAACAGTCAGAACAAAAGATATATAACACTGTACAGATACCTGCGTTACGTAAAAACGTTACTGGTTCGCTGACCACAGACAACAAATACCTAGATACACCGTCTGACTTTTTATGGTCGTACTCTTTAGCGGTTATTGATGGTGACGGTAATTACTCGTTCTTGATTAACAAAGACGTTAACTTTATACGTGAGGCATATCCTAACGCTACTTCTACCGGACTGCCTGTGCATTACGCATATTTTAATGATGATGCGTTTATTGTTGGGCCGACACCTAACAGTGGGTACGCGGTAGAGCTGCATTACGGGTATTACCCCGAGTCTATCGTGACCGCAGGTACTACGTGGTTAGGTAATGAGTTCGACAGCGCGTTATTGAATGGTGCGTTGGTTGAAGCAATACGGTTTATGAAAGGTGAACCTGATCTTGTGGCGCTGTACGAGCGGTTATTTTTACAGACTCTCGGCCTACTCAAGAATCTTGGGGATGGCAAACTACGCGAAGATGCGTTTCGTTCAGGGCAATTACGGGTTCCAGTAACTTAAGGAGTTTAACATGGCAATTACACAGGCAATGTGTACTTCGTTCAAGCAAGCATTACTTGACGGAGAAATGGATTTTAGTAGTAACACAGCGCAGTCTTATAAGATCGCGTTAATTAAATCGGGTTCGTCGGGTACTTTTAATGCTGCTACGACTAGCTATACCGATTTAACAGGTAGTTCTGATGAAGTCACGGGCACAGGGTATTCTGCGGGTGGTAACACGCTGTCTATCTCTACCAACCCCACTACTGGGGGTACTACGGCGTTTCTTAGTTTTGCTACGACTACGTGGACTACGGCGACAATTACCGCTGCTGGAGCTTTGATTTATCAGGCTGGTGGGTCTACCCCTGCGGTTGCGGTACTTGATTTTGGTGGTGATAAAACGTCTACGGCAGGTGATTTTCAGATTACTTTCCCGACAGCGGATGCTACTAACGCCATTATCAGGATTGCTTAGGTACTAAGGGATGCCATCTTCGACGACATACGAAGGCTGGGGACGCGCCAGTTGGGGACAAGGTTCTTGGGGAACCCCCCTTATTATTGTCAACGTCGATGGCCTTCAAGCGACCGGGGCTGTAGGTAGTGTAAGTATAGCTGCGGATGCAGTCGTAGCCGTTACAGGAGTAGTTGGTACAGGCAATGTTGGTGCGGTAGCGGTAAGCGGCGAAGCCAATGTCTACCCATCAGGGTTAGCAGCCACAGGGGCTGTAGGTAGTGTAGTTGTATCCGCAGATGCGGTAGTAGCAGTAACAGGTGTAGCAGGAACCACGGCTCTAGGGGCAGTAGCAGTATCAGGGGATGCAAATGTAACCCCAGCAGGATTAGAAGCTACCGGTGCCGTAGGTAATGTTGCGATAAATGCCGACGCGATAGTTGCTGTAAGTGGTGTATCGGGGACTGTAGAAACAGGTTCTGTAACGGTAGGGGGTGATGCAAATGTAGCCCTTACTGGAGTTCAAGGCACTACGGCTCTAGGTAACGTTACGGTAGACTTGATTATTCGAGTGCCGGTTACAGGAGTACAAGCTACAGGCGCTATTGGCGATGTAGTTGTAGGGCTTGGGGTAAACATATTTGTTACAGGTGTAGCGGCTACAGGCGAAATAGGGACTGTTCATATATGGAGTCAAATAGTCCCCGGTCAAAACCCAAACTGGCAAGATATTAGTGATGCACAAAACCCAAATTGGGTTAATATAAATACAGCTCAAAATCCAAACTGGCAAGACATAGCCGCATGAGGGTAAGAACATGACAACGCAATATACTACGATCCTTAAACTCGCTCTCCCAGTCCAAGGGGAATTGAGCGGTACTTGGGGCGATGTTGTAAACGACAATATCAGGCAGATGGTAGAACAGGCCGTTGCAGGTAAGGCCGTAATCAATACGTGGACAGGTAACTCTCATACGCTAACCACCGCCGATGGTACGACCTCTGAGTCTCGTTGCGCTATTTTGGAACTGACTGACTCGGGTACTGCACTGACAGGCGCTGGTACGGTAGTCTGCCCAACTAATACAAAACTATATATTGTAGACAACAACACGGCTGAAATTATTACAGTTCAAACCGCTGCTGGTACAGGCGTTGCCGTACCGGTCGGCAAAACCATGTTGGTCTACTGCGATGGCACTAACGTCGTTGAAGGTGTTACCCACGCAAATAGCTTAAGTTTGGGCACCAGTACGGTTACTGCAGATAAGATCCTAGACGAAGATAACATGGCGTCAGACAGCGCCACAGCCATTGCTACCCAACAATCCATTAAAGCGTATGTAGACTCCCAAGTTGGGACTGTTGACACCCTTGCTGAAATTCTGGCTAATGGCAACACTACTGGCGCAAACGACATCGATGTTGATTCAGCGCAAAAAGTACAGTTCCGTGATGCCGCGATCTACATTAATTCAAGCGTAGATGGTCAGTTAGACATCGTTGCTGATGGTGAAGTACAGATCGATACGGCTTTAGTAGACATCAATGGTAACCTTGATGTATCCGGTACAACTAATATCAGCGGGTCTGTTTCTTTCACAAAGAACGCTATTGCCGGTGTAGCGATAAGCACG